AAATAAATATTCCTGTGTTAGATCATTCAACTTTATCAAAAAATCCTCGTCTAGGTTGGTATGAGATCGGTGGCAAAATCCATTGGGATAAGGCATCGGCGCTGATCGACGGGTCTCACCGCAACCTTACGTTCAAAGATCTTCATTGGAATTTCAATGACGAAGAATTTTCAAAATTCGATTGGACTGTCGAACCCCCCGGAGATGTTCGCGACTATTACCGTGCTCGAGCAAAACAGCTCCGCGAACAATATGATTATCTCATATTGAATTTCAGCGGCGGGTCCGACTCAGCCACGGTCCTGTATAGCTTTATACAACAAGGGCTGCACATTGATGAATTAGTTTATAGATACGCCGGCAATGGCATGAAGAGGCACGGATTCTCAAACAAAAACTTTGATGCCAGCAACGAAGTGAGTGAGTATGAGTACACCACAAAGCCCATGCTTGAGTGGGTCAAGAAAGTCAGTCCCAGGACCAAGATAACCATCCATGATTTCACTAACGACGTCATCGGAAACAAAAATGTAGGTTGGGACGAAAATTTCATACACTGGGTCGGCGATTTCGTCACTCCGGGTTGCATCGTCAGATATAACCACGATTTTATCGCTGACTATAACAAAGAATTTGACAAAGGAAAAAAAGTTGGGATAATCTTTGGCACAGACAAACCGAGGATCATCTCGGAAGACAACAAACTCTACATGATATTCGTTGATCGCACAGTTCATGTTGCATTACCTGCTGCTGTCAATAATGGCTATACTAACACAAATGTAGAATTGTTTTACTGGGACCCGGCGTCCACGGCGATGTTGGCCAAGCAAGCACATATGATCAAACGATGGTTTGATCTTCCGGCCAATAAGCCAATGAGATTCATGATGAATCAAACTTGGTTGACGAATCCAAGAAACCGATCTACTATTGAAGCGGTCATCAAAGGAATAGTTTATCCTGACTATGATCTGACATTGTTCCAGTGTAATAAACCTGTGCGCACAGTATTCCAGGAGTGGGATTATTGGATGAAAGATTTTAAAAATACCGCAGGTTTTGTCAAATACATGTCGGGACTCAAGCATCTGAAAAGAAACATCAATCAGACATTTCTTAGGAAATCCGGAGAGACTACTTTATTCACAGAAGAATCAGTAGTACCGTTGGTAGACTGGGAGTATATACCTTGCATATCCAACAAATATTATATCGGTGATTTGCCAAACTTTGAGAGTTAGGATATGACTAAAAAACTTGAAGAATTATTAAATCTCCCCGAATCGGGCATTCCCGAAGACGACGCCCGGCCGATGATCGAGGAACAACGCCTGACTATACAGGAAGTTGACACCGCTATCGACAAAATAGATGCTGCCTTGCCAATGGTTCGAGAGCTCGAAGCCGCTGACAAAGAAATGGACGACCTAGCAGATCTTGCTGAGGAAAAGTTCAAAGATCTCATGGACTTGGGCATGAATGTAGAACCTCGCTATTCGGGTGTGATTTTGCAGACAGCATCTACACTATTGGGGCATGCTATCACAGCGAAAACTGCCAAGATGGACAAGAAGCTCAAGATGATACAACTACAGTTGAGCAAAGCCCGATTAGACCATCAGATGAGCAAGGAACAGCCTGAAGAAAACGCCATAGAAGGCCACGGGGTAGTCCTAGATCGCTCCGAATTACTGAAACAAATCTTAGATTCTGCCAAACAAGAAAAAGGCAAATCTGAATAAATACAGATAATAGGAAACGAATATGAAAAATTTCCAAGCATACTTTTATGAAGCCGGTAAACTCTTTGAGTTCCGCGTAAAATTGTCGGGCGTTGACCCCAAAGGCGAAGTGATGGAAAGCATCAAGAACGCTCTCAACGCCTACGAAGTTGAGACCATTGGCAAAGTCAAGCGCTTGCCCATACAGGAACACAGAGATTTCCCCAAAGCTGGACCCGTTGAAGTCTATCAGTTCGATGTGGCCGTGCGTTACCCAACTATCACAGAACAGATCCGCCAGCTCATCATCCAGCGTGCTCAAATCACCGGTGACAAGGTTTGTGTGTATACCAAAACGCAGATGGAACAAGAAGAACTCAATGTTGCCTCAGAAGTCAAAGGCCCTGTTCTTGAGCAAGAGCAACTCGACGATGTACCAGCACAAGATGCTGTTGGCGAAAAGCGCCTGACATCTTTGCTCAAAGAACTTGAAACAAGAAAATACGACATCGAAGGCACAGAAAAAGCCGACGGCAAAACAACAAACGAAATCCCACAGGGCACTACAAGTCCAGTTGGCTCTACCAAAGTGGCCAAACCTGAACCCAAGAGCGCCGCAAGATAAGGAACACTAAAGTGACAAGCATCTACTCCATCCTCTCTACGCTAAACAGCCTAGAACCCAAACAACAAGAAGTCTCTGAGACTCACGAGCCCGTAGAGGCCAAAGGCAGCATCAAGGAAGGCATCGCTGCTAGACTCGAAGCCCAATTGCGCGAGTTCAAAGAAACTGTGGCCGAAGGCGAAGTCTGCCCACAATGCGACAGCGAACCTTGCCAATGTGAAGAGATGGAAGAAGGCAACGAGTTCTCGGGCGCTCTGGCCAAAGCCAAAGCTGCCGGCGAGAAAGAATTTGAAGTAGATGGCAAAAAGTATCAAGTCGAAAGCATCACCGAAGGCTTCGCTGATTTCTTTGACAAGAAGATGATGTACAAGAAAGCCGGTGCCACGGTCGATGGTCGTGAGGACGATTACACCGTGACATTCCCCGATGGTGGCCGCAAGCGTTTCCAAAACAAAGATGGCCGTCGTGTAGTGACAGCACTCGAACCAGTTGACCGTCCTGAAGAAATCGACGGCGAGACTGGCGAAGTGGTCAAGCGTGGCCGCGGCCGTCCCAAGGGCACGGGTCGCAAGATGGGCGCCAAAGGCCCCAGCCTCAAGAGCCGCTTGTTGGCCGATGTACATGAGGGAAAGTATGTTCCTGACGATGTGCATATCAATCCCGACGAAAAGTTCGCCAAAGAAAAAGCCGCGTCCCATAACAAGGCTGTAGAAAAAGCCAAACAAATGGCCGCTAGCAGACCAAAAGAACAAGATAAAACAGTCAATGAAGCACGCCTCATCGACGAAGACGGCAACACACTGCAACACATCCTGGATCGTTTCCCAGCCGAAGTCAAAGCCTTTGAACAAGGTGGCGACCTCGAGGGCAACCTCTATGATGCTCTCTATGACTACTACCTGAGCTCGGGTGAAATGCCCTACGGCACAGCCAAAGCTCGTAGCGGTGATCCCTACGAGTGGGTCACAGAAAGATTGATCGCTGAACTCAACCTCGAAGAAACAACTACCACCGTGGTCGTTCCTGAGCCCAGCACCGATTTAGCTGATATCGCCAAATTGGCCGGTCTCAAAGAAAGCTGCGGCGCCATGGCATCGGCCGGCAAGCCCGAGATCAATGTCAGCACAAACTATAATTCTGCCGATGGCAACAAGAGCATTACCATCACAGCACAAGGTGATTCGGCTGCTGAATTAGCACAGATGCTGAAACTCAGCGGACTCATGGGAGATGCTCCTGCTCACGAACCACAAGTAGCTATCGTTGCTGCTCACCCCGAGCACGAAACTGAAGTCGAAGAAGAGCGTGACATCGAATACGCAAACACTCCTGATGAAGAAACCGCCGGCGTTGACGCTGTCGTGACTTCTGGCGACGACTTGCACAAGAGCAAAGGCGCTAACCCCAACTGGCAAGGCGACAACCCCATGCGTACTACACAGTTTGAAGACAATGATCCTGTTGCCAAATTGGGTCGTGATCTCATGAAAGAATACGAAAGCATCAAGATCTCCAAATAATCTATTTTAAGATCCGTCTAAAACCCGCATAAGTAAGTGATATTACTATGCGGGTTTTTAATGCCCAACAAACCACTGAACCAATTATCCCCCACTGAAAGAATCGAGTATTATCTTGGAAAAGATCGTTTCCGGGATAGATTTTGGCAGAACTCTTTACCGCGGCAGTGGGATATACCCGCAAGGGGCAACAACAAATATCAATTTTTTACCCCTCAGGCCGGTAATTCTGTGTTTACCGACAAAAGAGATCTAGGAACTGAGTATCGTATCAACGACTACGGGTATCGTAACCACTATGATTTTGGTGATCTCGACCTCGATGGTCAAAAAGTAATCGCGTGTTTCGGCTGTTCTAATGTGTATGGTTCATGCGTTGACTACGAAGATATTTGGACAACCCTGTTGCAAAAACAGCTGGGAGATGAATATCTCGTGATGAACTTTGGCGTACCCAGTCTCAGCAACGACGGGATCGCCAGGATCGGGTATCGTGCGATGATGGCTTTATCTGGTCATGTTGCAGCCGCCTGTGTGTTATGGGCACCCAGCAGTCTGCGTGAATTCGTCACTAAAAAGTTCCAGTCGGGTGTGCATATACTAGACAACAATCACCTTCCGTTCGACGACTGGTGGGAGCATATAGATTGGGTTTCAAACAATTATAACTACGGAAAAAATCGTGCTTTATTAGAGTCAACATCAGCCGCAATTGGGTGCGACTTTGTTGACCTTATGATCAATCTCGACGACAAGAAATATCAATTTGATCTAATAGAATTTGGAAACTACCACGCCATCGGAAAGAACACACATCGTGCCATGGCAGACTGGTATTATAAAAAACTCAAAAGAATTCCCAGTCTCTACGAAGAAATCTCGCGGCCGTAGTTTATCGTGGTAAAACACAGGCGTCCAGCCTGAGTAGAGGGTTCGAGTCCCGCCCGGTCGCTCCATAAATACTGTATGACATTAGAAGAATTAAAAACATTGGCCGGCGTTGGCCAGGGCGTGTATCCTCGAGATACTGTTGATCATTCTGCCACCGGAAATATCACACATACTGCGGCAGAAAAAGTCTCGCACATGAAAAAGCACAAGATACAGCCCGGCACTGATGAGTGGTTTAAGTTATGGTTCGCTCGCCCCAAACTCACGGGCGAAAATCCCTTTGGCAAGAAATAATCCTTAAATACTAGCATGGCCAAAAGTCTCGAAGGCGTGCTGGTCAAACCCGCACACCGCAAAGAAAAATACACCAACGAACAGATCGTCGAGTTCGCTCGATGTGCCGATCCTGTCACGGGCCCTAAATACTTCCTAGCCAATTATTTCTACATACAGCACCCTGTCAAAGGCCGCATGCTGTATCGACCATTTGATTACCAAGACGAGTTGATCGACGTCTACCACAACCATCGCTTCAGCATCAACCTATTGGGACGACAGATGGGTAAGACTACCACAGCTGCCGGGTATCTTCTTTGGTATGCCATGTTCCGTCCCGACTCCACTATCCTGATCGCCGCACACAAATACACTGGTGCGCAGGAGATCATGCAACGTATAAGATATGCGTATGAGTTGTGTCCCGACTTCATCCGTGCTGGCGTGGTGAGCTACAACAAAGGTAGCATAGACTTTGAAAATGGTAGCCGCATAGTTTCTGCCACTACCACAGAAACAACAGGCCGGGGTATGTCCATCACACTCCTGTATGCTGACGAGTTCGCATTCGTGCGTAACTCCATCGCCAAAGAGTTCTGGACTTCCATATCGCCTACCTTGGCCACTGGTGGTAAAGCGATAATCACTTCTACCCCCAACAGTGACGAAGATCAGTTCTGGCTGCTATGGCGTGCCGCTAACAGGACCGAGGACGAATACGGTAACCACCGCGAGCTGGGAGAGAACGGCTTCAAAGGTTACATGGCTAAATGGAATCGCCACCCCGATCGCGACGAAGTCTGGGCCAACCAAGAGCGTTCCAGCATCGGTGAAGAGCGTTTTAAACGGGAACACGAATGTGAACCGGTGATATATGACGAGACCTTGATCTCGGCTATACATCTCATGGAACTAGAAGGTCGTGATCCACTGGAGAAACAAGGACAGGTGCGCTGGTATAAACGACCCGAGCCTGGCCAGCAGTATGTGATAGCTTTGGATCCCAGTCTAGGCACCGGAGGCGACAACGCCGCCATACAAGTGGTAGAAATACCGTCCATGATACAAGTGGCCGAATGGAAACACAACAAGACAGTGATCCAGCGCCAGATCGCTATATTACGAGAGATCGCCGACTACATTTACAGTATCACCGGCAGCGAAAACGACATCTACTACAGCCTGGAAAACAACACACTGGGCGAAGCAGGACTGGTCAGCATCGCTGAAGTGGGCGAAGAAAACATACGCGGTACCTTCCTCAGCGAGCCCGGACGCAGTGGGAACGTGCGCCGCTTCCGTAAGGGATTCAATACCACGCATAAGCCCAAGCTCACTGCCTGTGCCAAACTCAAGACCTTGATAGAAAACAAGCGTATCACGCTCACCAGCAAGAACTTGATAACCGAGCTCAAAGGATTCGTGGCTCACGGCATGAGTTTTGCAGCCAAACCTGGCGAAACCGATGACTTGGTCATGGCGTTGGTACTAGCCTTGCGTATGATACAACTGCTACAGGGATTTGACGCCAATCTCGACGAGAAGATGAGGGACAGCCTCGACGACTATATCGAGCCTATGCCTTTTATAATGATCTCTTGATAAATACATTACTATGCGTGAATTAGATAAAGTCGCCGAAGCCTTATTTGAAAAGATCCGTTCAAGATTTGAAGGTGTGACCATTGGCGACGAAAATGCCAAAACCACACAAGACCCCGAAAACGCGAGATTCATCAATTTCCAGTATATCACTAAAAGTGGCGAAAATCTCGGCAATATCACAGTCAGCCTCATCGACGAAAACTCTATCAAAGTCTATTACAGCAAAAACATCACTGACGGCATGCCTGAGAGCGAAACACAGGAATGGTTTGATTTCCTCCGTGGCATCCGTATGTTCGCCAAGCGTAACATGATGGATTTCGACACACGCGATATCACCAAGCAAGCCTTGGACATCAAGGATATCAAACAGCAGAGCAAGAGTGACTCTGCTTACACATCAAATGAAGTCACCATTGGAGAAAGCCGTATGTATGGAACCCGCCGCAGCAGTTATGACCGTATGGGCGAGACCCGTATCATCGTGCGCCATAGTGCTCCGGTGGATGAAGAAAAACGAGGCTGCCGCACACGCAACATTGAAAGCATCTATGTAGAGACCTCCGAGGGCGAGCGTTTTAAGCTGCCCTTTACTAACCTCACAGGTGCTCGTGCCATCGGACAGCACATCGCTCAAGGTGGCAATATGCTGGATGAGCGTGCCGGTCACATCATCGACCTGGTCAAAGAGATGGCAGCATTGCGCACATTCGTTTCAGCCACACGCAACCAAGTATTTGAAGATGATGTCACACCCGTGATGATCGAAGCAGCCAAGCGCCGCTACCAGAATGTACGCAAGGGCCTCAAGAGCATGCGTGGCCCCCGTGGCTATGGATTCTACTGGGCCGGCTCGGGCATGGATAGCAGCGGTGATGCTGGCGGCATCGGCGAAGACGAGATCAAGGATCGCCTCACACGCCGTGTGTTTGACGAGCGACTGGAAGAAGCCTTGCCTTATGTGCGCCGTGCCTACAGCCAATATCTCGACAGCCAAAACACACCCATGGGCCGTGAGTTCGAATCCTGGGCCGACGACATGGTCGAAGGCACTTGGGCACAACCCGATGATGCCGAAAAGATCAACGCGCTCAAAGAACTCATGACCAAGCCCTTGTTATTGGGCGCCGACGCTGCTGATGCCACTGGCGCACTCTACGACATCATCGGCGACGATGACTTGTTTGATGAACTAGAGTCCTTGGCCAAACAAGATGCCCAAGCAGATGCACGCCCTGTGGTCCAGGCTTGGCTGGAGCAGAACATGCCCGAAGTGGCACAGCAAGTGGTGCCAGCCCTGGAACAACCAGAACAACCCGAACAGCAACCAGTTCCTGCGCAACCAACTGAAAGCGTAGATCCCGATCTGGCCATGCTGAAATGGTTATCTGGACTCCGAAAATAATATCACATTTCTCTTGACTTCGCTAAATACTTGAGCATATACTCTGTATGTGCTCGAGACAATCTCACACATTTATTATGGCACACTTTCTAAGGAGAAAATATCATGGCAACTACATTGGCCGAAATCCGTGCAAAACTGCAAGCGCAAGAAAACCGTCAAGGCGGTAGCTCAACTGGTGGCGACAATGCCATCTTCGCTCACTGGAACATCCCAGAGGGCTCAACTTCCCGAATCCGATTCCTTCCCGACGCCAACACCAAGAACTCGTTCTTCTGGGTAGAGCGTGCGATGATCCGACTGCCATTCGCTGGCATCAAGGGCCAAGCCGACTCCAAACCTGTGGTAGTGCAAGTACCTTGTGTAGAGATGTGGGAACCCAACGCCTGCCCGATCCTGGCTGAAGTGCGTACCTGGTTCAAAGACCCCAGCCTCGAAGAGATGGGTCGCAAGTACTGGAAGAAAAAATCCTACTTGTTCCAAGGTTTCGTGCGTGAAAGCACCCTGGGCGACGACAAGACTCCTGACAATCCCATCCGTCGTTTCGTGATCAGCCCCCAGATCTTCAACATCGTCAAAGCGGCCCTTATGGACCCCGAGATGGAAGAACTGCCAACTGACTACGAGCGTGGCCTGGACTTCTTGATCACCAAGACCAGCAAAGGTGGTTATGCTGACTACTCTACTTCCAAGTATGCTCGCAAAGAGAGTGCTCTGACCGAAGTGGAACTGGCTGCCATCGAACAATATGGTCTCTATGACCTCCAGGACTTCCTGCCCAAGCGTCCCAATGACACAGAGCTGAAAGTCATGAAAGAGATGTTTGAAGCATCTGTGGATGGTCAAGCCTATGATCCCGACAAGTGGGGTGCTTACTACAAGCCCGCTGGCTTCACTGGTGGTGGTTCTGCTCCTGCCGCGGCCTCCGAAGATGCCCCAGTAGCCAAGGCCGCTCCTGCTCCGGTCCAGTCCGCTCCTTTTGAAGTCGACGAGGACGATGCTCCTCCTGTGGCGGCAGCCCCTGTGGCAGCAGCCAAACCAGCTGGACAGAAAGCCGAAGACATCCTTGCGATGATCCGCAATCGTCAGAAGTAATATGAGCACATCGGGTGGGATCCGTCCCACCCGTTTCTATCAATGAGGATCAATTATGGGCAAACCATTCGACGTAAGTAAATTCCGTAAATCAATCACCAAGAGCATTGACGGT